TTTAATTTGACTTTTCAAAAATAAGGAGTAAAATTAAAACAATTGTGAAAATAAAAAAAAATTTTTAATACAATCAAAATATAAAAATTTAAAATACATCAAATCAACAGCAGACGAACGACGGGCGAACGACGGGCGAACGACGGGCGAACGACGGGCGAACGACGGCGTAATATAATATAATATAAGATAAGATAAAATAAGGTAATAAGTCGTGACGAACCTTCGGTTCATCACTATCTCCTAATTAAACAAAAAATATGGAAAATACAGAACATATCGAAAGACCTGAAAATGCAGGTGAAAAACACGAAATTATAAGAGATGAAAAAGGAAGGTATATTAAAGGTTGTTCTGGAAATCCTGCTGGAAAACCAAAGGGGACAATTTCTATTACAACAAAAATAAGACAGATGCTCCAAGAGATGGCAGAAGGAGAAAAAATAACAAAATTAGAAGCACTGGTAAAAAAAATTTACTCAATGGCAATGGAAAACAACAATGAACAAATGATAAAAATGATTTGGAATTATATTGATGGTATGCCAAAACAAAAAATTGATTTAGATTTTGATGAAATGCCTACAGAAATACAAATTAAAATTGTAGATAGTAAAGAAAATAAATGAAAACCATAGAATTACAAACAACGAAGGTGTTTCAAAAAAATTTTGAGGAATATCAATCCAAAAAGCACAGAGTAATAATAAACGAAGGAGGAACAGGTTCATCAAAAACTGTCTCTTTGGCTCAATTATTTGCCTTAATTTTGATAAAAGAAAAAAATATCCAAGCAACGATAGCAAGGAAAACCTTTCCTGCACTACGAGCAACTGCAATGAAAGAATTTTTCAATGTAATAAAAAAAATGGGAATTTATCGGGAAGAATGGCATCACAAATCAGAGCATACATTTTGGTATTTGCCAACTAATAGTGAAATTGATTTTATTTCATTAGATGAGCCAATAAAGGTTCGATCAAGGAGAAGAAATTATCTTTGGATGAATGAGGCAAATGAATTTACCAAAGATGATTACATGCAATTGGCAATGAGAACTGATAAGCAAATTTTTATGGATTATAATCCATCCTACCAATTTCATTGGATCTATGATGATTTGCAAACTCAAGACAATTGTGTAGTTATTACTTCTACTTATAAAGACAATCCATTTCTTGCCCCTGAAATAGTTAAAGAAATTGAAAGTTATCACGACAAAGATCCCAATTATTGGAGAATTTATGGATTGGGATTGAAGGCAGCATCGGAGGTGTTAATTTATACACATTGGAAATTTTGTGATAAACTTCCAGACAATCCTGATAAAATTTTGTATGGTCTTGATTTTGGTTTTAATAATCCAACTGCATTGGTTAAAATTGCAATAAAAGATAAAGAATATTATTGGCAAGAACTTTTATATGAAAAATACTTAACTACCAATGATTTGATTAAAAAATTATCACAATTTGAAATTGGATCAAAACAAATTTTTGCAGATAGTTCTGAACCAGACAGAATTAAAGAACTGCAATTGGCTGGTTTTAATGTCATTGGGAGTTATAAGGGAAAAATAAAAGATGGAATTGATATAATCAAAAGTCGTGCATTTTATATTACAAAAGATTCTGTCAATTTATTAAAGGAAGTTAAATCGTATTCATGGCAGGAAAAAAATGGTCGCAAAACAGACGAACCTGTTAAAGAAAATGACCATCTTCTTGATGCAGGGCGATATGCGATTGTTTCAGATATGAAAGTGGGAAAAATTATTTTTGAATAATTTATGAGCATTTTTACAAAATTTTTTCAATTGGTTAAGAAATCTTATTATTACATCGGCAAGATATTTGGAGGTGAAATGCCTCCACCAATTCAAGCTGATTATCTTGATGCTTTTGAAACTTGTGATATTGCTTTTAGGTGTATTCATTTACTGTGTAGCAAAGTTGCGAATACAAACCTTCACTTATACCAAATGGGAACACAAGAGGAAATAGAAGAGATTTTTGACCACGATGTTTTGGATTTATTGGCCAGACCCAACCCCCACACAACCAAATGGGAATTATTTTATCAGATTGAACTTTCAAAAATTTTAACTGGCAATGCTTATGTTTTAAAATTAAGAAGCAGAAAAACTGGTAAAGGACTGATACAAGAACTTTGGCTTTTGAGACCAGATTGGGTGACAGTTAAGGTTAATGATGATGGAAGTTTATCTTATGAATATAGAATGCCAAATCAAGTTAAAACTTATTCAGAAAAAGATATTATTCATATCAAAATGCCTTCTATCAAAAGTGCGATTTATGGGAGTCCTCTTATCAAACCAATTATCAATATCATTAGAAATTATGTTTACTCGGTTCGTTGGAATACGAAGTTTTTTTATAATGAGGCAAGACCAGATGCTTTAATTGTTTCAAAAACAAGAATCCCAGATGCAGAAAAAGAGGAAATAAGAAGAAAATGGAAAGAAATGTTCGGATTTGATAGTGGTGGAACTCATGGAATTGGTTTTCTTTCTGGTGAGGGAATTGATTATAAGATTGTTTCTTCCACTATCAAAGATATGGATTTTGCTAATTTATTGAAGGTTAGTCGGGAAGATATAATGCTTGGATTTGGTGTGCCGAAACCTTTGCTAATGCCAGAAGCAGGAAATAAATCTACAATAGATGGAGCAATTTATATTTTTTATAACGATACAATCAAACCAGAAATTCAAATGATTGTTGATAAACTTAATGAATTTCTTGTTATTTCTGATTTTGGGGAAAATCTTTGGCTTGATTATGATAATCCAGTGCCTGAAGATGTTGAATTAAAATTAAAAGTATACGAAAATGCTTTAAGAAATAACTGGATGGTTATCAATGAAGTTAGAGATAAAGAAGGTTTACCTCCTTTGGAAGGTGGTTGGAATTGGTATATGCCTTTGACAGTTGTTTCTGGTGGAACTTATGAGAAAGAAAAAATGATTGGTGGTTATGCAAACAAAGAAGAATACGAGAAACTGAAAAAAGAGAAATGGCAAAAAGAGATGAAAGCAAAGTTTCTTAATGGGCGAAGAGGATTGAAAATAAGCCAAAAAACAAGAAAAGAATTGGCTGCTAAAATTAAAGAAATTCTCAATGTTGAAAGTGAAGAAGAAAAAACAATGAAGTATTGGTTAGATTGTGATACTTCTACAAAAGCAAAAAGTGATGAAATGCTTGGTCTTTTGAAAACTGAATTCAATAAACAAAAAAGGAGAGTTTTGAAAAAATTAAGAGAAAAGATTAAAGATTTTAAAGGTCTTGCTGATGATGTTTTTGACTTGGATAAAGAAAAAGGAATTTTTGAAAAATTTGCTGTTCCATTTTTTACTATTACCATTGGCAAGGCAGGAGAAGAGGCACTAAGGAGAATTGGAGCAGAAATAACTTTTCAAATGACCAATGAAGTGTTAAAATGGATTGAAAAGAGGGCAGAATTATTTGCCAAGTCAGTTAATGAAACAACTTTTGATAAATTGAAAGAGACGTTGGCAGAAGGATATGCACAAGGTGAAGGATATGATAAGTTAGCAGAAAGAGTAAAAGGTGTTTATGGTGATATTGAAGAATGGAGAGCCAAAACAATTTCTTGGACAGAAACTCACGGAGCAGTCAATGAAGCAAATCTTAGTGCTTTTGAACAGGCTGGGTTCAAAAAGCATAAATGGATTCACACAAGAATAGGTGAACCAAGAGAAACTCATTTAGCAGCAGAAGGGCAAGTAGTTAATATAGGTGAGTATTTTGATATTGGTGGGAAAAAAACTCTTGCTCCTGGTCTTTTTGGTGACCCAGAGGAGGATATCAATTGCCATTGTCAAACTCAACCTATTGAATAAATAATTTAATAATTACCAAAGATTGTATGGAACAAAATAAACAACTTTTACAAGGTGTGATTAAAAACATTAACGGCAAGTTAATTGCTGTTGCTTCTGATGAATCTCTTGACCGAGAGGGTGAAGTTTTGAAAGTAGAGGATTGGGATTTAGAAAACTATAAAAAGAATCCAGTTATTTTGGGAGGGCATGTTTATCAGCCAGAATATGTCGTTGGAATATCACAAAATACAAGAATTGAAGATGGAAAACTTTTAATTGAACCATTATTCCACGATATTACAGAATACGCAAGAGGAATTAAGAAAATGATTGAAGAAGGATTTTTGAAAACTTTTTCTGTTGGTTATTTGACAAGAAAAGATGGAAAAAACGAACTTTTAGAAGTTTCAGTTGTTCCTGTTCCAGCTAATCCACAGGCAATGACATTAACAATGAAAAGTATCACCAATAAAGATGCTGAAAAAATCAAGCAATGGATAAAGCAAGTAATTACTAAACCTGCTCCCGATATGACTGAAAATTACATTAGGATTAGAGTTAGAGATCCTGATGATTTTGATAGTGAAAGTTTTAGGACGATAGATATTTCTACAGAAGAAGGAATAAAAGCAATTGTTGGTTGTCCAAAAGGGAAATATGAAAATGGACAATGCTCGGTAGGAATGGAAATTCAGAGTTATCTTTTTGACAAAGATAAATGGACTGTTGCTGGAGCAGAGAAGTGGGTAGAAGAACACAAAGCAGTGGCAGAAGAGATAGAGGTAAAAGGTGTGATTCCTTTTAAAGAAACACCAAAAGCCCCAGAAGATGAAGAATGGGATGCTGGTAAAGAAGTTAAGGAGGCAGAGGTTGAAGATTTGAAAATTATGTGTGCTTGGTTTGATTCAGAAAATCCAGATATTAAAACCAGTTATAAATTACCTCATCATAAAGCATCTGGTGGACATCCAGTTGTTTGGCGGGGGGTGGCTGCGGCTATGGGAGTATTGTTAGGAGCAAGAGGTGGAGTTAAGATTCCTGAAACTGACAAAAAAGGAGTTTACAATCACTTAGTTAAACATTATGCCCAGTTTGATAAAGAACCTCCAGAGTTTAGAAGTTATACAGAAGAAGAATTAGAAAAAATGTTTTCTGAAGAACAGAAAGGGATGAAAGAAGGACGAGTAATTTCAGAAAAAAATAGAGAATTAATTTCAGAAACAATTGATGAATTAGAAGATTTGATTAAACAAATAAAAAGGACACTTTCACCTTTGAAAGAATTGTTAATGGCAACTGAATCAACAAAACAAATAGATTTAGATAAAGATA